AAACGAAGTTGATGGATTAAAAAATGATCAAGATGCTTTAAACGAATTTTATAGACAATTTCCTAGAACAACTAAACACGCGTTTAGGGACGAGTCTAAATCATCTTTATTTAATCTAACTAAAATATATCAACAAATAGATTTTAATGAAGATTCTAATAATAAATCCGCTGTAACTCAAGGTAATTTTTTATGGCAAAATGGTATAAAAGATACTAGAGTTATATTCGCACCTAGTAATCAAGGTAGATTTTTTGTAACTTGGATACCGGATGCAAATCTACAAAATAGATACATAGAAAAAAATGGAGTTAAATATGCTGGTAATGAACACATGGGAGCTTTTGGTTGCGACCCTTATGATATATCAGGAACAGTAGATAAACGAGGTTCTAATGGATCACTACATGGACTTACTAAATTTAGTATGGAAAATGCACCAGCTGATCATTTCTTTTTAGAATATATAGCTAGACCTCAAACAGCAGAAATATTTTTTGAAGACGTACTAATGGCTTGCATATTTTATGGTATGCCAATATTAGTAGAAAATAATAAACCTAGATTACTCTATCATTTTAAACGTAGAGGTTATAGAGGTTTTTCAATGAACAGACCTGATAAGGTTTGGAATAAATTGTCAGTAACAGAAAAAGAAATAGGTGGTATACCTAATTCAAGTGAAGATATAAAACAAGCTCACGCCGCAGCAATTGAATCTTATATAGAAAATTCTATAGGATTTAACGGGGATAGTTATGGAGATTTATATTTTCAAAGAACATTAGAAGATTGGGCTGCTTTTGACATTAATAATAGAACAAGTCATGATGCTTCTATAAGTTCGGGTCTTGCTATAATGGCTTGTAACAAAAATAGATACGCGCCAGTTAGTAGAAGAAAAAGAAAACCAATTGATTTAGGTATAAAAAAATATGATAATAAAGGAACATTATCAAAAATAATTAAATAAATGAATACATACGCAAATCCAAATAGCGCTTTTCCAAGCCAGACTGTACCAGATGCTGAGAAAGCTTCCATAGACTATGGTAGAAGAGTAGCTCAAGCTATTGAAAGTGAATGGTGGAGACAAGGTGGTAATGGTACTAGATTTGCTACTTCATATAATAGATTTCATACCTTAAGATTATATGCTAGAGGAGAACAACCAGTTCAAAAATATAAAGACGAGTTAGCTATTAATGGTGATATGTCTTATATGAATTTAGATTGGAAACCTGTTCCAGTTATATCTAAATTTGTAGATATAGTGGCTAATGGAATGAATAATAAATCGTATGAAATAAAAGCTTATGCTCAAGATCCTGTATCACTAAAGAAAAGAACAGATTACGCTACTTCTATTTTACAAGACATGGCTGCTAAACCTTATCTACAAAATCTACAACAAGGTTTAGGAGTAAACGAGTTTCAAACAGATCAAGAAAATCTTCCTGAATCACCTGAAGAATTAGATTTACATATGCAACTTTCGTATAAAGAATCTGTTGAAATAGCTGAAGAAGAAGTTATAGAAAATACTTTAGCTAAAAATAGATTTGACAATGTAAAAAAGAGATTTAACTATGATCTTGTTACTTTAGGAATTGGTTGTGCTAAAACTAGTTGGAATCCAGCAAATGGTGTAACAGTAGATTATGTTGATCCAGCTAATTTAATATATTCTTATACAGAAGATCCACATTTTGAAGACATATATTATGTAGGAGAAGTAAAGCCTTTAACTATTCCTGAAATAGCTAAACAGTTTCCTCATTTAACTGAAGATCAGTTAACTAAAATACAACAAACAAAAGCATATACAAGTCAAAATTTATATGGTTGGCAAACTTATGATCAAAATACTGTGCAAGTTTTGTTTTTTGAATATAAAACATATAACACCCAAGTATTTAAGATTAAAGAAAACGATAATGGATTAGAAAAAACAATAGAAAAAACTGATACTTTTAATCCTCCTGCTAATGATAAGTTCAAAAGAATAGAAAGAAAAATAGAAGTATTATATAAAGGTGTAAAAGTAATTGGAAACAATGAATTAATTCAATGGGAATTAGCTAAGAATATGACTCGTCCTATGGCTGATACAACTAGAGTTGAAATGAGTTACACCATTTGTGCTCCTAGATTATACAAAGGACGTATTGATTCTATTGTAAGTAGAATTACTGGTTTTGCTGATATGATACAGCTAACGCATTTAAAACTACAACAAGTTATTTCTCGTACAGTACCTGATGGTGTGTTTTTAGATATGGACGGACTTGCTGAGGTTGATCTTGGTAATGGTACAAATTATAATCCAGCTGAAGCATTGAATATGTATTTCCAAACTGGTTCGATAGTTGGTAGATCATTAACTCAAGAGGGAGACATGAATCCAGGTAAAGTTCCTATTCAAGAATTACAAACCTCAAGTGGTCAAGGTAAAATAGCTAGTTTAATTCAAACTTATCAATATTATTTACAAATGATAAGAGATTGTACTGGGTTAAATGAAGCTAGAGATGGTAGTATGCCAGAAAAAGACACTCTAATTGGTTTACAAAAAATGGCAGTTAACGCGTCTAATACAGCTACTAGACATGTAATGCAAGCTAGTTTATGGTTAACAGTTAGAACATGTGAAAATATTTCATTAAAGGTTGCTGATTCATTAAAAAATCCGCTTACTTTAAACTCTTTGAAAAGCTCTATATCTACTTACAATGTAGGTACTTTAGCGGAGATACAAAATTTACCTCTTCATGATTTTGGTATTTACTTAGAATTAGAACCTGAAGAAGAAGAAAAAGCTATGTTAGAACAAAACATACAAATGTCTTTACAACAAGGTGGTATAGATTTAGAAGATGCTATTGATATTAGAAGAATTAAAAATCTTAAGCTTGCTAATGATGTTTTAAAACAAAAACGTAAACAAAAACAAAAAATGGCTCAAGAGCAACAAAAACAAGTTGCTCAAGCTCAAGAAATGGCTAAAGCTCAAGCAGCTCAAGCTACTGCTGAAGTTGAAATGCAAAAACAACAAGCTTTAACAGCTGCTAACGTACAGTATGAGCAAGCGAAAAATCAAATGGAAATACAGAAAATTCAAACTCAAGCTCAAATAAAAAGAGAAGAAATGGAAATTAAGCACATGTATGATCTTGAATTGAAAAGAATGGAAGTAGAAGCTATGACTACTAAAGAAAATATGATCGAAGATCGTAAAGATAAAAGAACAAAAATGGAAGGCACTCAACAAAGTAAAATGATTGAGCAAAGAAAAATGAATTTAATGCCTACAGATTTTGAACAATCAACACCCGAAGTATAATTCGGATTTTAACTAATTTTATATTATTATATTATGTCAGAAACAAAAGAAACAAAAAAACCTGAGGTGACTCAAGAAGTCAAATCAGAAGGTGGAGATATGAAAATGAAATCAAAACCTAAAATGAAAAAATATAACGCTACTAAAGAAGAACCTGTTAAAGTTGATCTTACTAAAGATCCTAATGTAAAAGCAGAAGAACCTGTAAAAGTAGATTTAACTAAAAAACAAGAAGACGATGCCATTCAAATCGGAGAAACAAAGGAGGTTCCTGTGGAAGAACCATCCGGAGATAGCGCAGAGATGGGAGAATCTGTACAAAAGTCCAGTGAGACTACTGAAGGGATTTCTCCAATCCAAGAAGTAACAGAAGAAGAAGTTAAAAAAGAAAAAGTAATAGAACAACCAGAATTACAACCTATTAAAAAAGTTGTATTACCAGACAATGTGGAAAAACTAGTAAAGTTTATGGAAGAAACTGGTGGTGATATTCAAGATTATGTTAGATTAAATGCAGATTATTCTAATGTAAATGAAGATGTTTTATTAAAAGAATATTATAAAAATACTAAACCACATCTTACTGATGATGAAGTTTCTTTTATCATGGAAGATCAGTTTACGTATGACACAGATACTGATGAAGAGCGAGACATCAGAAAAATAAAACTCGCTAAAAAAGAAGCAGTTGCAGAAGCACGTAACCATTTAGAAAGCTTAAAGCAAAAATATTACGACGAAATCAAGTTGAGGCCCGGCGTAACGCAAGAGCAGCAAAAGGCTATGGAATTCTTCAACCGCTATAACAATGAACAAGAAATAGCTGAGCAAAAGCATAAAAAATTCATTGACAACACTAACCAGATGTTCTCTGATGATTTCAAAGGTTTTGATTTCGAAGTTGGAGAAAAGAAATTTAGATATGGTGTCAAAGATCCCAATGCAGTTGCTGAGAATCAATCTAATCTAAACAACTTCGTCGAGAAGTTCTTAGACAAAGAAGGAAATGTTAAAGATACGAGAGGTTATCACAAAGCTATGTATGCTGCACAGAATATAGACAGAATTGTTAATCATTTCTATGAGCAAGGGAAATCAGATGGAATTAAAAATGTAGTTGAAGGATCTAAAAACCCATCAACTGAAGCTAGACAAGCGTCTGGTGATATTTTCATAGGAGGTCTTAAGGTCAAAGCTATAGACGGTGTAGATAGTTCGAAACTTAGAATTAAACGAAGTAAATTTAACAATTAAAAACAATTATTATGGGTGTATTAAGTCCTCAATTTGGAAGTTTACTACCTTCGTTAACCACTCAAGCTTTAACTACTAATTATTTAAACTTTAACAGTGGTGGAGGAAACGACTTCGCACAACAATATCTACCAGAAATTTATGAAGCAGAGGTAGAGCGTTATGGAAACAGAACGTTAGGTGGCTTCTTAAGAATGGTTGGCGCTGAAATGCCAATGATGTCTGATCAAGTAGTTTGGTCTGAGCAAAACAGATTACACATCTCTTACGATGGTGTAGCTTGTTCTGCTGTAGGTGCAAACGGTGGTAATAGACTTACTATCGCTGCTGGCCAAGTGAACACTATTTTCCCTAACATGACTGTGGTAATCATGGATCCTGCTGATCCATCGTTTACTGTAAAAGCTATTGTAACTGCTACAGGAGCTAACGGTCAAGGTGGTGCTGGTGGTGCTCAAAACTTTGATGTAATTCCTTATACTAGAGCTGCTGTTAACGCTGCTGCTGCTGGTACAGGTGCTGTATTAAAAGTATTTGTATACGGTTCTGAATTTGGAAAAGGTTCTGTAGGACCTTCTCAAGGTGCTACTGGTCAATCTATTCAGCCTCAGTTAACTACATTTAGTAACAAACCAATTATTATTAGAGATAGATACGCGGTATCTGGTTCTGATACAGCTCAAATCGGTTGGGTTGAGGTTGCTACTGAAGATGGTAACTCTGGATACTTATGGTATCTAAAAGCTGAAGGTGAAACTAGAATGAGATTCGAAGATTACTTAGAAATGGCAATGATTGAAGGTGAATTAGCAAATGCTGTACAAGCTGCTGCAATTGCTGGAAACATTAGTTTCCCTGCCGCTGCTGCTGCGCCTGCTGGTACAATAGGTACTGAAGGTTTATTCTCAGCTATTAACAATGGTGGTAATGTACTTTCTGGATATGCTGGATCTTTACAGGATTTTGATGCTGTGTTAGAAAACCTAGATACTCAAGGAGCTATTGAAGAAAACATGCTTTTCTTAGATAGAAAAACTGAGTTACTATTTGATAACATGCTAGCACAACAAAATTCTTACGGAGCTGGAGGTACATCTTACGGTGTATTTGAAAACTCTGAAGATATGGCGCTTAACTTAGGATTCTCTGGTTTTAGAAGAGGTTCATATGATTTCTACAAAACATCGTGGAAATACTTAAACGACGCTTCTACAAGAGGTGGTTCTACTAATTTTGTTAACGGTGATAACATCGATGGTGTATTAATTCCTGCTGGAACTTCTACAGTTTACGATCAATTACTAGGAACAAATATTAGAAGACCTTTCTTACATGTAAGATATAGAGCTTCTCAAGCTGATGATAGAAGAATGAAGTCATGGTTAACAGGTTCTGTTGGCGGTGCACAAACTTCTACTCTTGATGCTATGGAAGTTAATTTCTTATCAGAAAGATGTCTATGTGTACAAGCAAGAAATAATTTCGTATTATTCACAGCTTAATTTTTATATAAGGTTAGGGCGCTTCGGCGCCCAATACCTTTAACTATTTAATTATATTATATTATGTCAAAAACAAAAGAAAAAGAATCCAAGGTCAAAGACACTTGGGAAATAAAAGATAGAACTTATTTTTTAAGAGGAAATAAAGAACCATTAACGTTCACGTTAAAATCAAGACATACGGAAAAATATCCGTTATTATATTTTGATACAGAGACAAACACTCAAAGAGCGTTAAGATATGCTACTAATCAATCTTCACCATTTGTAGATGAGCAAAAAGGCGAAGTTACATTACAACATATTATGTTTAAAGATGGAACATTGATTGTTCCTAAACAAGAACAAGCTTTACAAAAGCTTTTATCTTTATATCACCCGGATAGGGACAAAAGATATTCAGAATTAAAACCTCAAGCAATAGCTCAAGATGAATTAGTAAATTTAGAACTAGAAATTTTAGCTTTAAATGCTGCTAAAGAAATGGATGTAGAACAAATAGAAGCTATCCTTAGAGTAGAAATGGGTAACTCTGTAACAGATCTATCGTCTAAAGAACTAAAAAGAGATATATTATTATTTGCTAAGAAAAATGCAAAATTATTTATTGAATTAGCAAAAGATGATAATGTAATGTTAAGAAACTTTGGTATTAAAGCTACGGAAGCTGGAATTATAGAGCTTTCACAAGATCAAAGAAGTTTTACTTTTGGTTCTAATAAACGTAAACTTATGACAGTACCTTTTGATGAAAACCCTTACTCAGCATTAGCTGCGTGGTTTAAAACAGATGAAGGTGTTGAGGTTTATAAAACTATAGAGAAAAAAATCTCTTAACATGTAATACTAATATAAGGCGGTTAACGCCGCCTTTTATTATAAAAATATACTAGAATGGCAATAAATGTAAACACTGTATACAAAACAGTCTTATTAATACTTAATCAACAACAAAGAGGATATATGACACCTGACGAGTTCAACAAGGTTGCTACGCAGGTTCAGCTAAATATATTTGAAAAGTATGAAGATGATTTAAATCAACAATATCGTTTGCCACAAAATGACACGGAGTATGCTAATCGTGTAAAAAATATAGAAGAAAATCTACAATTCTTCCAAAAAACTGGTACTACAGCTGGAACCAATCCTTTTACATTAGTACCAACTGACGTGTATAGATTAGGAACTGTTTTCTATAAAGGTTCTGAATTAACTCAATATGCACAAAGAAATGAAATAACTCAATTATTACTTTCTCCACTTACTCAACCAACAACTAATTTTCCTATATATTTATATGAGAATAATAAATTATACGTATATCCTACAACTATAATAACACCTGCTGATATTACTTTTTCGTATTTAAAAACACCAGCTGATGTAGTATGGGGTTATGGTGTAGGTAATTTAGGTCAGTTTGAATATAATCAAGCTGCTTCTACAAATTTTGAATTAAATATATCAGAACAATCTAATGTTATTACAAGAGTATTAGCTTATGCGGGAGTTATAATAAATGATCCAACAATAATACAAGTAGCTCAACAAGAAGTGTTACAAGAAGAACAAAACTCAAAACAATAAGATATGCCTAGACCAGACGGAGGATTAATCCAAGAACAAAATGTACAATATTACGCGGGCGCGCAGATCATATATACTCCTGTTGCTACAGCTACATATACTTTTACGTTTAATACTCCTTTAGTATTAGGTAGCTCAACTAGTTGGAATCCAAATGATCCTGACTATCCATTAAATAATTTTCTTATTTATACAAGTCCTAACGGTATTAATCAGTGGGCTCCATTTATAACTACTTTTACTTTATCAAGCGCTAAAAATAACAATGTTATAGTGTTAGGAGCGCAGCAACCTATAGGAACTTATGTAAAAGTACAACTTAAACAAGAAGCACTACAAAACAATTATGGTGGTTATGAATATATATCTTTAAAAGATATTGTTAATAATTTTATAGTGGGTTATGTTGGCCAAGATAAATTAATACCTAGAGTTAATAGAACAGATGTAATATTTCATGCTAAAAGAGGTTTACAAGAGTTTAGCTATGATACTTTAAAAAGTATTAAATCTCAGGAATTAACAGTACCAGATAACCTTTCATTAACAATTCCTCAAGATTATGTTAATTATGTTAAATTATCCTGGAT